GGTCGGCAAAAAGAAGACAAAAAGAAGACATAAATTTATAGATATATATATCCACTAGATATATATATCTCGGGCATGAAGAAGCCAAAAAGCATTCCAACTTTGCTAACCATTCTTTCTCTCTTACACTTTATATTTTTTCTTTAAATTTCCTCTTAGTCCTGCTTTGGCTAACTCTTCTTGAAGATTCATTTTTACTTTTTCTTTAGGAATACTGATTTGTTTATCAATTGCTGGTTCTTTAGGAATTTTCATTAATTTACCAGTCTTAGGATCTTTTGTTAGTTTAGCAACATATGGCGGTTTCATTTTTTTTTCAGCACTTGCTAAAAATGATTCCATACTTACTTTTGATTTTTTAGTCTTTGGTGCCGCTTTACCCAATTGCTTATAAGCATCCTCAAAAAAAGCATCATTCTCATTTTTCTCTCCATGCTTTGCTAACATAGCTTCTAACTCGGCTTTCTTCTTTCCAGTAACCCCTTTAATCCCTTTCAATTTTAATTCTTTTTTAATATCCGCTATGGTTCTCATCGTTTATAATTTAAAATAATATTATTAATTTATATCAAATGGAAAAACTAAAAACAAAACAACAAAGTAGAGAATATCATAAAAATTATTATAAAGAAAATAAAGAAGCAATCAAGCAACGTAGGCTAGAGACCGCTCGACGTGTAGCATCAACATCCTCTGCGGCTAAGGAGTGGAAGGCGCGCAATATGAACAATCCTCACATATTTTCACCATTTCATGGTCAGATTCCTCCTCGCTTTCCTGATAGCCATACACACGATCTCGAATTTCATAAAGATAAATTAGAGCCTCAATTGAGGCACGACTAATTTTTGGATGAAAATCCAATTCCAAATATCTAGCAATAGTTCTAAGTTCCCCCAATGTAAAATCATCTAAGCAAGTCATTTATTATAAAACTTTAAAAAAGTTTTAAATCAAATAAATAAAATTATGACTTAAACAGATTTAGATATATATATCTATAAGATGGACGAGTTTGAGACTTTTGTTAACAGCATGCTAACCAAGAGTGAAAGCACACAGAAAAACTATAAATCTAAATACCTAAAATTAGTAGCACTCTTTAAAAGCGAACTAAAAGACGTAAGCCAAGAGAAAGTAATTGAAGTATTAAAAGACAACTTTCCCAATATCAATTCACTTCAAGCCAATTTAAACATTGTTGTAGTAATCCGTAAACTATACAAAATGCCAACTAATGAACTAGAAGCATTTAGAGGCGATAACATTCAAGAACTTAAAACAAAAATTGTTGATAATAATAAAGTGCTTGTTGAGACGCTCCCTGAATACGAAAAACTATTAAATTATCTAGAAGAGTTATATACTCGTGGAGAATGGAGGGCTTACATTATTAACTATCTGCTAATTCATTGTCAAGTGAGAAATCAAGATTTAGTTTGTGATATTGTTACTAAAGTTGCTGATGCTAAAGACTCAGACAAAAACTTTCTTATTCTTCAACTAAAACTAAAGACAATTCGATTTATTAGAAACGTATATAAAACAGCCAAGATTATTAAGCCTGATGGCAATGATGCTGGTTACGGGCAACTGACTATTAATCTTAAAGATGCGAAACTAACTAATGCGGTTAAGCAATTAGTAGCCAATGGCGAAACAGAACTGATTCCAAACACAACTACTCTAGCCTATACAATTAAAAAATACACGTATTCTGGGCTAGGAGAAGGTGAGATCTTTAAGATTGTAGTGAATCACTTTCGTAATGACCCTGACAAACTCCAAGAGATTGCTCGTAGTCGTGGAACGGCATTACAGACTATTCTATCCTTCTATGATATTGAGAAGGCTTAAGTTATATATCAATTTTTTTTTTGGCTTATTTTATTATATTATTATATAATAAAATGAGCCAAAAAAAAATTGATTTAAAGATAAAAAGATAAAAAGATTAGAATGCCTGATTATAGCAAAGGAAAGATTTATAAATTATGGTCGCCATCTAAAAACTTGGTTTATTATGGTTCTACAACGCAAACATTAGCACAACGATTAGGAAAACATTTAGGAAATTATAAATCTTATATTAAAAATAATCCTAAACAATGTTATATTACTTCATTTTTAATTTTAGAATGTGAAGATTATAAAATAGAATTATTAGAAGATTATCCGTGTAATAATAAACAACAATTATATAAAAAAGAAGGTGAATATCAGAAAGCAAACGATTGTGTAAATATGGTAATTGCTGGTAGAGAAAAAAAAGAAGGGGCAATGATTCATTATCAAAAAAATAAAGAAAAATATATTGAAAGCGCAACTAAACGATATGAAGAAAATAAAGAAGCAAAAAAAATATATGATAAAAGCGAAGCAAGAAAAGAATATCGAAAACAATATTGGTTAAAAAAAAAAGAACAAATAAAAGAATATCAAAAACAATATCGTTTAAAAAAAAAAGAACAATTAAAAGAACAAGTATAAATAACAAAATAATTTTATTGTGTTATTTATATGCGATTAATTGATGTTAAACCTTCAACTGCGAAAGGTAAAAAATATACTGCTACATTCTGCATGTGTAAAGAACCACCGCAAAAATGTAAAGGCAAACGCATTCATTTCGGAGCAGCCGGTTCACAAACTTATCTAGACCATCACAACAAGACGAAGAGAGAAGCCTACCTTAAGCGTCATCGTGTAAATGAAAACTGGGACATTCCAACTTCGGCAGGTGCCTTGAGCCGTTGGCTTTTATGGGGAGACAGCACTTCTCTCATGACGAATATAAATGAGTTTAAAAAAAAATTTGCTTGTTAAGGTCTGTCGGTTTAAGGGCGGGAGCCCTTATTCGCAAGAAGTTTGCGTGTTAACATATTTTATAGGCGGAATGACTGATAAATCAATTGTTTGCTTTCGCCCACAATTTGCTTTCTTTTCTTTTTTTGAATGATAATTAATTAAACGTAGCCTATCAATTCTCTCTTTGTTTAATAAATAATATTGTTTGTGGTATTCTTTTTGATATTGTTTATTCTCTTCAGGAGTCATTCTATATTATAATATCACTTAACTTTTAAGTCCTTATTTAAAATTCTAATAGAATAATAAACTCTAATAGATTTTTAAGAATTCTTGGCTTGCTTATTTCACTGGTTGTCCATTTACAATACTCAACCCATAACTCTTGCTCTTGTGGTGTCATATTATCAATTTCTTTATTTCCTAATACTTTCATTTGATTGATTCGTAAGTCTCTTTCTAAAAAATATACTTGCTTAACAAGTTCATCCACTCCAATTACCCACTCATTAGACCTATTTTTATAAATGATTTTTCTATTATCTTTTTTATCAAAACAAAAGAATGACTTATCTTTTACTGGCAATGACTCATACACGTTTCTCACTACGTCGGTTATAACATCTTCTAATTTTTCGTTGGTGTCTTGTAGCGGCAGCTCCGCAATCACATATTTACACTTGTCTAAAAAGTGATCAATTGTAAGCCCTTTAACGTTATCCTCATTGTTGACCCACTCTAGTGCTTTTTCGTTATAATCAGTTACTACTAATGGCTTTTTAACTACTGGCTTCTCAACTAGTTTATCAATTGCTTTATTATTTAAATTGTTAATCAACATCTGATGGCTCTGAACTAACGTAGTTAACATATTAATACTCATCTTTAAAGACTCTACTTCCTGCTTCATAAAATCAACCTCACTCATTCTACTATTATAATAAATGTGTTCTTAAGTTAAAACAAATATTAATTATTAGTTGTTCACGAGGTACCCCACAATGGAATCGCAAATTTTTTAAAACTTAGACAGACCTTTTAACGTTGTGTTTTATACCCTATACCCTATATATACATGTGTATAAAGTATATAAGATTAACTACTTTTAAAAACTTTTAGAGATTGAAAAACATAAAAATACATATTTGGGTACCTTGTGAACTACGTTCAATAAAACAACTTAAACAGAGAATAACATTATATTATAGTATGAGCCAAGGCAGGGCTTTGTATGAGTTGTGGAACAACGAAGAAGATGGATGTTTTTGGATGGTTCACACGATTCATGTGTTTAGTAAAGAAGAGATAGAATGTATGCATTTTAAACAATTAGATTGGTTATTTAAAAAAATGATTGCGTATGAGGAGTCTATTAAAGAACATAATAAGATAGAATACAATGTAGTAGATGGCTTTAAACTTTTAGAAAAATGTTTAAGAGAGAAAGAAATAAGGTATTATAATAATATTCTTTATAGCAAATATTCAACTAGTTCAATGACAGCAAATGATATTAAACGTTGTTTTATGATTGAAGAAGGAGTAACAAAAACATATAAAGAAATTTATGATGAAGCAGCAAAGATTGTAAGAAAGAACTATCAAAAAAAAAACAAAATTAATTATTTAGAATTAAAAAAAATAACTGATGAGATGAATTTTAAAGACTTACATGAACAACGTAAAAAAGAATTATATGTTCTTGATGATTTAACAGCAGGTAAAAGAACTAAGTATTATAAAACTAGATTATTACTTACAGATCCTAAAAAGGCTCAAGAGAGAAAAGAGAATGAATTGTTAAGATTAAAAGAATGGAAAACCGAAGACCCTGAAAGTTATGCCAAAAGTCAAGCAAAGTATCGAGCCAAAAAACAAGACCTAACTATTTGCGAAACTGATGAAGAACTCGCTGCTAAAGTGGTAAAACTTGCGATTGCGAAAGCCATTAAAAAAGTAGCGGATGCGGAACGTTATAAACTTAAACAAGAACTTAAAGTAAGTTTACTTAATGTCCCTAATTAGGAAGGTTTAAGCGATAATGGTGTGAATACGAGGTGTGAATGTAACTTAATGTAACTTAATATTACCAAATTAGGAAGGTTTAAGCGATAATGGTGTGAATACGAGGTGTGAATGTAACTTAATACTACTTAATTATATCTTAATTTATAGAAAACGAGTTTGTATAAAACGTTTAAAATTAGAAAATTATTTTCTAACTTTAGAGTAAATGACCGACATCGTTAAGAAGCCCAAAAAAACTATGACGCCACAGCGTCTCGAACAATTAGCATTGGCTCGAAAAAAAGCACTAGAGATAAGACAGGCTGGAGCGGTAATTAAGATGGAAGCCAAGATTGCTAATATTACTCAAACAAGTGAAATTGACGAAACCGATGAAGCCCCAGTGCTTAAGTCAAAAGCAGACCCATCGTTTCGCCCAACTCCACCTGAAGAAATAAAAAATAAAATAATTAAGGCAGATTTAGTTGAGAATCCTATTGTTGAGGAATTATTACCCGACTTCTCTCCTCGTGTCGATGTTAAACCGCCGATGTTAAGCAGGCAACCGACAACGCTTGATGAGGACGATGATGATGATGAGGAAGTAAGGGCTCCCGCCCTTAAACCGACAGCCACGGCGTGCGGGGCCGCTCCCCGCATTAAAAGCAAAAAACCAATAAAAACAAAAATAGTAATAGAGCAGTCTAGTGATGATGAAGATGAGTTTCATCCGCATGAGCATGTTATTTTTGTTAAAAGAAAAAGTAAGAATGATAGCAAAGCAAAAGTAGTTCCAGTCCAAATCCCAGCAGCAACCCCAGCACCGCCAACTTCGCCCGTAAGAGGGCAGAGAGAAAATATCGTCCTTCAACATCTTCAAGAGCAACGCCAGATGCCAGCCTTTCCATTGCCTAATACGATGAGTGATTTTGTGAATGCTGGGTTTACGAATTATAGAAAATATTATTAGGCTATAGTATAATGAAAACTATTGATGTTAAAAATCTACAAATTGTGCCGCCTAAGAATGAATCAGGATCTTATGAGACAGCACCCGATATGCCAAAGATGCATCAGGTGTGTGTTATTGTTGGGAAGCGCGCGACTGGCAAAAGTTGTGCAGCGGTTAATCTTATTGAAAAACTTGGGTTTGATTATACTATTGTTGTGTCACCTACAATGGCAAGCAATAAAGAGTTATTTAAAAGATTAAAAATAGAACACTCTTTTGAAGACCCCGATGACCCAACAACGATAGACCAAATAAAAGAAATAGTATTAAATGAAGCAAAAGATTATGAGCGGTATCATCACGAACTAAAAGAATATAATTCATTAATGAGAGATATAAAAGAAGGAAAATTTTTAGATGATAATATGTTACTTAAATATTTTGAAAATAATACGAATGGGATTAATGATTTTGTGAAACCAAAGCACAGGTGGAATGGGCGTAAGCCGCGGATTGCTGTCCTATTTGATGATATGCTTGGCTCAATGATGTATAGTAAACCTCGCAAACTTAATGCTTTAAGTACATATTCTAGACATTTAGGTCAGTTAGAAGAAGGCGGTAGCATTGGAGTTTCTCTCTTCTTTCTCATACAAAGCTTTAAATGTCAAACTGGAGGTCTCAATAAGGTTATTCGTAATCAGGCAACTAGCATGATTATCTTTAAGACGAAGGACGATCAGGAATTAATTGATATTGCGTCAAGTTGCGGAGGAGAGATATCTAAAGAACAATTTATTAAAGTATATGAGGAAGCAATAGGCGATGGTTCGGGGCATCCATTTCTTTTTATTGACCTTCATAAAAAACCTGAACAACCTTCAATGTTTCGACGCCGATTTGACCAATATCTTTTAGTTGATGATTTAAATAAAGAAAAATAATAATATTGGAATAAGTATATAAAATGGCAGCAAGGAAAGGGATTTTAAGCGATAAAATGCAGTTATTAAAGCACCCAGAAATGAGAAGACCACCAATCAACATAGCACACTCGCTTCATAGTGTTTCTCTCGACAAAACTATTTTCCATGGCGTGAAACCGCTACGCGGCGGTTCGCACATCAAGTCAACTGGCACAGGCAGACACGATATTAATAATTTAAATCTAATAACCTCGCTTGATTATCGCGGTGGTTTAGATGCATATAATAAAGAAGTTCAAGCCAAAAAACAGCATCAACCAATTACTGATAAAAAGATTCCAAATGTATCTGACCGCATTGAGCGAACGCTGCGTGATATGTCGAATGGGTCGGACGAGACGTTTGAAGCATTAATCGATTTACTTCAATTAAGAACTGGATTAAGCAAACAACGCTATCATTTTCACGACGGAGATATTTTAGAAGCATTAAATAAGCATTATCGCAAATCGCCTGAACAATTAATGATTGTAGAAGCAGCATATAAAAATGCGTAGTTTTGATATAAAAATAATTATGCTTTTATAATATAAATATGGATATTAAAGGCATTCCTAGAAAAAAACACGATAATCCGTTTAACTATACGGAAGATGAATTAGCAGAGAAAACGTTAGCACTTGAAAAGATGAAGATTATTTACAAAGATGTTCCAACCTATTATGCTGAATTAGTGTATGATTTATGTAAGAACACTGCTCAAGACAAAATTGAAGAAATTAAACAAAAGATTGAAAGCACACCATTTAAATATGATTATTCTAATCTTCAAGAAGAGTTAAATAAAGTAAAAGAGTCATATGCGGGGACGCCCCCGCTCGGCGAAACGACAAATTAATTGTTTTTTGATATAAAGCGGGGGCGTCCCCGCACGCCGTTCTTTGATTTAAAACTTTTGTAAAGTTTTATTTTAAAGTTTTATATTATATATAAATGGCTCAGACTTCTAGATTTGAAGGACAACAGATAGTTAATAGCATTAATTTTTTTGTAGATACGGAGAGAAGCAATATTGTAGGTGATACCCAAAGCCGAGGTGATGATGTGCTTTATGGATTTGAAGGCAATACTATAGAATGTAAAGATGGCGAAGTTATTAGACTTTCATTAGTAGATTTTCATATGCCAAATAATCAATATAATATTGATGCGAGAAACTCACAAGCAACTATTATTTGTTCGGTTAATGGAACACCAATGGCTTCGGGTTTAGTGACAACACTTGTTACTCGTGGTAATTATTATGATACTGATGATATAGCACTTAATTTTGCCAGTAATTTAGCAGCACGCTTATTAGCATTATCAGGATTTCCAGGTGGAGTTACATTAAGTAGCATTGTTAATAATAATTTAACAGCACAAAATACAGCAGTTGCTGGGTTTACTAATGTAGCAACAAATCTTACACCACCTCAAACATTTGCTTCTACTCTCACAGGAAAACCAGAAAAAAAACTATTAGATGTTACTATTACATTTTCGGGAGCACATACAATTACCAATTTAAAAATCAGTTGCCAATCTGGAAATGGTGAATTATATTTAGTATTAGGCGGAGAGCGTGGTGACAATAGCACTACTTTAGCAAATAGTTTTAAAATATCAATAACAACAAATGCTATTCAAGTTCAGGGTTATTTTCCAATGCAGCTTGTCACAGAGCCGCATGTTTATTTAAGATGTACTTTAGGCCAAAATGGTCTTGAATCATCTATTTTAGGGAGTGATGAAACTATATATAATAATGATATTGTTGCTTCTAATATTTTAGCCAAAATTGCTCGCACAACAGAAAGTTTTAGTTATGCTGGTAATCAATCGGGTGAGTTTTTTGTCACACTTCAACAAAGAAAATTAAACAGCATTGGTTTGTTTTTAACAGACAGCAAAAGTCGCCCAATTGGTCGCGCAAAAAATGCTGGAACAGGAACTTCGGCCGGTTTAGAAGGAACCGCAACAAATGATATTATTCCTTATGAAAGTGAGAAACAGAGCAGTTTAGGCAATTTGTATTTTACAGCAACAATTAGAATTGATATAGTGAAAGTGTATAATCCAAATGTGCTTCAGAGCGAGCCACCACCATTGCCACAATTCCCAAGTCGGGCGAGTGGTGTTTTAAGTTTTGGAAGTCCAACTGGGTTTAGATAAAGTCCGCTTTTAGAAAAAGCGGAAGGGTTTCCCCTTATTTATTTCAATTTATTTAATTTGAAAATTAAATTGAAAATTATTTTAATATCGGGTATTTATATATAGAATGTCAACCGGGCTTCCTCCAAATGTCAGTTATTTTATGTCCAGATTGATGGGTGTCTCGACAAGCCATTTCAAGGTATTTCCACAGAACAGCGGGTCTCAATCGGCAAACAAAATCCTCAGATTCGAATTGCCAAGTAATACACTCTTAAATTTACGCAGCGTTAGATGCCTATTCAATGTTACAACCACATCATCCAGCTCTGTTACACAAGTGCGTCTTCCTAATGATACTCGTTCTTTCATTGACCGAATGGCGATTTACATGGGCGGTGTTTTAGTTCAGAACTCGTTTTCTAACTATAACACTTTAGTGCATGCCAAAAAGGCGCTTGGCGCTGATCGTTGCTCGGATACTACTCTAACTCATCCAGAGATTTGCCGAGCGGTTTCATATCATACTGGTTCTGCTTTTGATGCTGGAGCAACTGCTGTTGAAGGTCGTCATGAAACTTATGATTCGCTTGCCAATCAGTTAGCAATTCTGGATTGGGAAGGCTTCCTTGGAACCGCGGAGCCCGGAATAATTGACACTGGTCTTTTCCCTCAAATTACAATTGAAATTACTCTTGCTGATAATGTTGTATGCCCGTCTATGGTTTGGGCGGCTAACACAACTCTTGCTTTAGCAACAACCACTACAACTGGTGGTATTGCGGCGGTTAGTGCTGGAACTCCTTCTTATTCGCTTGACAATATTACAATGCAGGTTGAAGTGCTTGGAATGGCTTCGTCTGTATTAGATGAAGTTGTTGCCCAGCGTATTTCGCAGGTTGGCTATTTATCTATTCCATTCAAGAATTATTTCTCATTCTCTTCGTCGCACTCGGCCACATCGCGCTTTAATGTCAACAGCGCCTCGTGGGATCGCCTATGGGTGGCTTGGCGTGATCCAAATGGCGGCTCTACTTCTGCGGCGGTTCCTGTGTCTGGTTATAAATTACAGGGTGGTTTTACTGCGGCAACATCATCAGGCTCTGCTACACAAGACCTTGGAAAACCTTCCTACGACATTGGTGGTTCGTTAGATACAAACAGAGAGAAATATGTTGCTAGAGCATTCAACTTTGTTGAGCCACTATTATCTGGCCAGACAGTATCCAACTATCAGCTCCAGATTAACTCGGCCAACTATCCCGCCTATAAATTAACTGTTCCCGAGGCGTATGCCCTAACAATGAACTCAATTGATGTTTATGATAAAACTCGTGTTATGTCGTTAGACCAATATCGTGACAATTATTTCGTCCAATGCTATCGCTTCTGTTTACCAGAATCTGATTATTCGCGTCTGGTGACGGGCCTAGACACTCGTGCCACTTCGGCGCAGTGTGCGCTTGTGACAGAGAATGTGACAAATAGCATTCCTTGCTTTATCTTTGCAGAGGTGACGAGTGAACTGAGAGTTGCGAATCGTTCAATCGAAGTTATTGTGTAAGTGAGCGATTATTTTTTAAAAAATTGATTTAAAAAGATATTCATATATTATATTATAATATATGAATAACAAAGCAGAACAGGAATATTTAAAATTAAAAGAGCAAAATGAAAAACATAAACAAAGATGCAAAAAAAATTATTATAAAAATCACGAAGAAAACTTACAAAAGCGCGCCGAATGGCGACAAGATGAAGACTATCAATTAATGATGAAAAAATATAGAGAAAGTGAAGCAGGTAAAAAATCAGCACGAATTAGTAATTGGAAAAAAATGGGGTTAAAAAGTGATGATTATAATATGATTTATGATGAATGGAAAAACACAACACATTGTGAAGAATGTAGCGTAGAATTAATCGAAGGCAATAAAGGAGAAAATAAAAAAGTATTAGACCACGACCATAATACTGGATTATTCAGGAATGTTATTTGTAATAGATGTAATGTTATTAGAGGAAATCAAGACAGAGGGATTGGAAGACAAACAAACGAGCAATATAATGAAAATAGAAATCTGGCAAGAAAAATTAAAAAGTTTAGATTAAAATGGGATTTAAAACATGCGTTTAACAGATTAAAAATTAATTAATTATATAGTTTTATACTATACCCATGAACTATAGCACACTTAACGGAGCATTTGGCGCCCAAGAGTTTAACTTTAGTGAGTTTCAACCAAGACAAGCAACAAACGAATTAAGTATTAGAAATAATAATATTAGAAGTCCATTAGAAGGATTAGGAGAATCACTAACTTTTCCAAGAGATTTAAATGATACAGTCTCGGCTCGCAATGCCGCAAAACAATTACTTAATCTTGATTTTAATCCATCTAATCGTTTCTCTCGACCGGAAGCATCGCGAACCGCTGGCATGTATCCGCAGCAAGGATATGCTCGGAATCAGCCATTAGGTTTAGCATTTGACCCCGAGCATCCACTCAATCTGCCAGTTATGCCTATTGCTGGGTATTATGATTTAACTCAGAAAAATATATTAGGCAACTTAAATTAAATATTTTGTATATATAAATGCACTTGTAATACTTTTTTATAAAAGTATTATATATATGAAGGCTTCCTATAAACTACAATTAGAACAAGAACAGCGAAGACTTGGTTTATCACATAAACAATTAAATAAATACGATAGAAAACACAATGATATTAATTTAATAAAATATTTACAATCATTAGAACCAGTAGCGTCAGGACCACCACAAGCACCATCTCCTCACTGGACTGGTAATTTAACATTTATCAGAACAGCTGGATCAGGCACTCAATTTATCAATCTTAGAACAGAAGCAGGAACCTTAGCAAATAATGTGCAATATACTGGCGCTAATTCTTATTTAGTGACATTACAAAATCCGCAAAATTATTTAGAGGTTGCTTTTGACTGGTCAGGTTATTGGGAAATAGGTAGTGTAAGTTTTCCTAATATTCCTTCTCCATACGTTTATATTGAAAATTATTTAACTTGGTATCGTTACACTATTCCAAGCGGATTAGGAAATCTTACATACAATTTTACAACTTTTTTTAATGATTAAAGCTGCGGGGACGCCCCCGCTCGGCGTTTTTTGGTTTAACCTTTTTTTAAAAGGTTATAGCTCAGTCACATTCTTAAACGAAGTTTTTATAAAAAATAAATTATTTATTTATTATATTCTATTTATATAATAAATGCCTAATGACCCACGAGTGAAGTTTCACAAAGGTGGTAAGATATGTAGAAAAGATATAGAATATTTAAGAAAGCATCCAGAGTGTTATGGGTTTATAAAACATAATGGAGCATTTGGAAGCGGGAGCCAACGAGGAGATGGTCAAGGTCTTGCGGGTGATACGCCGAGACCACCAGGCGGAGGAGAACCTCCAATCCAAATAGATATTCCAACTGGTAGAGATACTACGGAAATAATCCCACAACCACTTAAACCAAGTTTAAACCCAGGCGAAATTACTGGAATTACTATTGGTTCTATTGCTGGGGCGGCAGCACTTGCTGAACTTACAAGAAGAACACTTGAAGAACAACGACGACGAAGAGGTGGGGAGCAACCAGTTTCACAAGATGATAGACCATTAAGTAGTCGGCAAAGCGGCGGACAACGATTAGAAAGACAATCTCGTGCTAGAGTAGGACGAGCAATTTCAAGAGGAATTAATACAGCAGTTCAGTCATCTTTTGAGATGATGACACCATCATCAACAAGACCCGTTGGACCAATTCAAGCCGATTTTGCTCCATTAAGTATTGAATCAAGTCCATCAACAAGCGGAACATCAACACCAAGTCTTCAATCTGCTCGCAGTCGTTCATCAAGTGGAACAACAACACCAGCGAAGGGGACACCCCTTCAACCCCAAGAGACGGCGAGCGGGGCCGCACCCCGCCCAACACCTGAACATCAACGCATAGTAGCAGGGGGGCCACGGATTGGGACGGCGGACAACGTCATTATGCGTGAACCTATACATAAATCTTTATTGTCATCTACACCATTAGATAATGATCCAAATAGATTATCTACTATTTTTACAAGTCCGGAAGGAACAATTGGAAAAATTGAAGCATCATCAATTACTAAACCACCACCACCACCAATTCGCAAACCAGATGTTGCTTTAGATTTACAAAAAGAGCTTGAAATGAGGCAAATAGAAATACAAAATCCAAATATTAGCGAGGCACGCACTAAAACCTTACAAAGTGAGATTAGAGTTTTAGAAAGACAAATTAAAGCTTCGGGAGGCAGCATAACACCTATTGAAGATCGTATTCGTGCTGCTATCAATACTTCTATACCAAACCCAGCAACAGCACCAGCACCACCACCAGCACCAGCACCAGTAATAACTGAAAGTGGAACAATTACACCACCAGAATTAATAGATGAAGCAACAAGTTTATTATCAAGACTTTCAGATAGAAATTTGACTGCGGCTGAAAGAGATACTATTGGAGCAAGATTATTAGAAGTTGAAAACAGAATAGCTGCTAATCAGTCACAAGCAAGAAAATCACAAACTTTGGTAAATGACACAATGGCTGAAATATTAGCAGCAAATCCGACAGCCTCAATAGATACTTTAAATTTAGCAGTAGCGGCTGCAAACGTGGATATATTACAAAAAAGTGCAACAGAAGCTACGGCAATACGAAAAGAGGCAATGAAATTAAAAGCAGAAGCACGACAGGCAGTAATAAAAGCACGACAAGCAGTAATAGAAGCAAGAAAGGCGGCAAATAAAGCCAAAGCAGATGCTAAAATTTCAAGAAAAGTGCAACCAACAAATGTTGTTGGAAATAATCCAGCAAATGATAGAATAAATGCGTCACGCCAAACTAGTAATATAGAAATGCAATCCTTAGAAGCACATGAACAACGAATGCAAACAATTGCCGAAACATTACTTGCTGACACACCTGTTCCAGCGGATCCAGCAGCAATCGCAGAGAGAAACCAACTTGTAAGTCCAGGCGAAACTGCGGTAAAACCACGAGGCCCGGCTACAATAGAAGAAACAAGAGCATCAATGCAAACAATGGGTTCGCGTAAACCAGTACCATCAAATCAAGCAGCATTAGAACGCGCAAGGGCGGCATCCGCTAGAGCTTCAGAAGTTGAAATACGTCCAGTAGTTCAACAACCAAGAGAATCAACTGGTCGTTTATCAAATGAAGCATATAGACAACTATTAGAAGGTTTACCTGAAGACGAAATAGTTGATATGATGCGTCTAAGAGAGCAACTTAATTTAGTCACCGAAGGCACACCACCAGAACCAATAGAACGACCAGCAGCAGAAGTTCCAAAACTGCCACCACCACAAGAAAGAGCACCAGTAGTAGCAACAGAAACGGCAGTTGATAGATTTAATAAGATTTTTGACTATATGACAGCAGAGCATATAGATGCTGGATTTGAAATACCAACTGCACCTGAAGGTATGACAGGCATAGAAAGACAAAAATATATTATGGACGAAATAATTAAAGAAACAATAGCTAATGACTATAATATACTTTCAGGCAAAGATAATAAAATAATAACACCAGAAGAAGCATTTGCTAGAGTGCAAAAAAATTACGATAACGCATTAAATGACCCAACTACACGACGACCCGTAGAAGCTACACTCCCAGAAGAACAAATTGGAATATCAGCTACTAAAAAAGGAAAAGGAAAAGGAAAATTAACTAAAAAAACACAACTTTTAGCAACTGAAGAACAAAGACTCCGACCAGCAGCATTAGCAGGAGAAGCACAAGCACGAGTAAGAGCAGCAGCACCTGCCGAAGTAAGAGCAACAGCACCAGTAGAAACAGCGCGAGCACCTGTTATGGAAACAGCAACAGCAAGAGCAGCAGCAGCATCAGAACTAAGAGCGCCAACAGCACCTGCTCCGGAAACATTGTCAGCACGGCGACAACTTTCTGCCGCACCAGAAGCAGGAAGACCAGTAGCACCTGGAGAAAGGGCATCTGTTACAGAAAAAATTAATTTTTTTGAACAAAAACCAGTCGCACCACCAACAGAAACACCAACACCTTCTGCACCACCATCAGCACCCGAGTCCGAAATCTCAACACCACGAGAAGGAGCAGTCATGGAACGAACACCAGCAGAGCGAGCAGCATTTGCGGAAGAGGTCAAACTTGGATTAAGTAAAAAACCTGGAAGACAAAAAGTAAAGATTAATGTAGGTCAAACAAATAAAGCAACTCGCAATCCATTAGATATTTTTGTAAATCCACAATTTCGTAATACACCAAATCTTGAAATTCATCCAAGTGCTAAAAATTTACGTGGTGCGCTAAGTGAATTAAGTGCTCGTGTTCCAAAATTAGTTCCATCTAAAAAAGTGTTAATAAGTGTTGGTACCAATTTAGCATCAGAAGGTGGAGGAATGGTTGCTGGGTTTTATGCTGGAAGCGAAGCAGGAAAAGCAATGTCTAACTATTTTGCTACACATCCGCCAAAAAATAGAGGCGAAGAATATGGACAAGCATTAGCAACAAGTATGGTTGCGTTAGGTGTAGGCAATTTAGTATCAAAAGCAGTAACTTATGCTATAAGACAAGGAGTACGAATTGCTATGGGTGCGCAAATATCAGGTTCAATTAGTGGTGCTGGAACTGCTGGATTTTCGGCAGTTGCTGAAGCAGCTTTATTTGCTACAGTGGCTACAACTACTCAATTTTATGTTACAAAATCATTAGAAGATGCAGGACGCTCCCATGCGTACTCCCGCGCTATGGGGGCTTTTGCGGCAACAGAAGCTTTAATTTATACGGATATAGCTATGTGGTTGGCTAAAGGCGGTCCTGTAAATCCAGCAGGCGATTTATCATTTATAGCGAGTGAGTTATTTATTATTGGTTTTGGTATATATTCAGTCTTTGAAGAATATGCTGAGGGAAGAAAACAAGACATTGAAGGAGAAGCATATGACGCCGAGGCGCGTGCTGAACGTGCACGCGCCGAACAAGAGCGAAGAGATACTATTGATGCTTTAAATAGAACCAATAACGCAAAGGCTATATTCCTTAGAAGATTACCTATGTATAATTATGATTTTGACGCACTTTATGAAAGATTAACGGAGCAAGAAAAAACAGATTTGGGTATAACAACTCCTGAAAGTAAAAGGGCATTCCAAAACCAAGTAGAACGAACATTTGACCCATTTAGTTCATTTGAAAAATCTGAAAGCGGACTACAAGAACAACCAGTATTAACGCAAGTAGAAAAAGACCGCGCTGAAGTTATGAATAATTACATTAATTATCATATTCGCGACCTGCAAGGACAACAACAACCACCTTTCAATTTTGATGACCCTAAAGTTCGTGAATTAAATGAGTATTCAGGGGGTACATGGCAATCGGCAGCAAGAGTAAGTGCTAGCACAAGTTATTTACAATCACAACAAGTTTATCCATTAATATCAAAAGCACAAAACGAAATAATTGATGCTTTTCATAACGAGCGTAAAACAATTGAGCAAATGGATCCTCTTACAGTTCGTTATGCTACTTTAGACTCAACTTTTAGAGAGAATTACGAAGCGTATATAGTTACTGATGCAGCAGCCCAAATCTTAATGGAGTTTAATAGAACACAATACACTTATAATGATGTAGACCCAGCACTTTTAGCAATTGCCGATAGAGACCCTAACTTTAGAGCAGCAGCAGACATGTATTATCAAGTATTAGCAAACCAAGCACGCGACTATAATTTATCAATTAGTGAGGTAGCCAGATTAAACTCGTTAATGGAAACTGAACAAGCAATTGAAATTGGAAAATTAAATGATGCTCGTAATGCAATAATCAATAAAAATCAAGCAGAAAATCAAGCAATGGTAGATGCTTATAATGCGAATATATTACGAGAAATAAATATATATGGTGACAACTTTGATGCGATTATACGCAATATTAATGATCAATCACTTCTTTCAGGTCATACATTTTTATATGCCACTAATCGTGCTGACCTTTATCGACAACTTCATTTAGAAGTTCCTGAAGTAGAATTTGTTGACCCACCCGATGAAGTAGATAGACCTGATGCTACTTGGCATCCAGGCAAAGGAAGAAAAGTAGGTGATACTGCGGTTTATGGTTATAGATACAATTTAACAGACGAGCAAAATCAAGAAATTGAAGATTTAATTTCAGCTAATAAAATATCTAGATTTGATGCTGAGAAACAAGCGTTAATTATATATAACAGAGACCGAGCCAAGTTCGTCCAAACAGACCAAGAAAAAGCAGCAGACCTTGGATTAACATTAGATGCATACTACAAGAAGTTTGGTATAGTAGAGCCTACGATTATATCGACTGAACCGACTTATTCCGATTTACAAAAAATGTATCCAACTCAATACCGAGATTTACAACAAAAATACAAAAATGACCCTGATGCGGACAAGAAAATTGAAGAAACACTAGCACGCGGTCATAAACGAAGAATGGAGGAAACAGGTGGAGTTTATACACCAATGGAGCAAGAAGATTTAACATTTGAGCAACTTCAACAAATGTATCCAAGTGATTATGACAAGTTAGTTAACTTATTTACAAATAATGGTAGATTATCTTTAACACCAGAAAATACAAAATATATTGAAATAATGTTAAGAGACGCACATAGAGTAGCAACAAACGCAGGGACTGCACCACCTGTTCCAGTTGAACCCCAGCGTGACCCAACTTATGAAGAACTACAAGTAATGTATCCCGAGCAATTTACTATTTATTATGATGCAAATAGTGCCATTGGTCAAGAAGATAAAACAGAAATGCTGTTGCGAAGATTGCACGCAAGAAGAGTGCAAGCAGGGACGGCACCAAATATACCAGGACTAGGTGAAGAAGCACCAGTTAATAATGAATTAAAGAATGGAGTAGTAAATATGCCTGATGGTTCAACGCGAATTTATAAAAATGGATTAGTAGTAAATGTTATGTATCCAATGGATAATCGCAATATAACTGATTTTAAAAACGCTCAAGAAATAAACGCAGCAGAAGGTCAACAAAATGCCGATTATGTTCCAACAAAAGGACCAGCGACAACACTTCGACAAGGTGCCGTCACAATGCCTGATGGTTCTAAACGATTTTATGTTGATGGGAAAGTTGTATCGGTTGATTATCCTGAAGGAAAGACTGGACCAACAATCAAGGAAATTAATTCATCCGAAGGCGTAAATTCAGTTCCAATAAATCAAGCAACCAATCCAGGAGGATTACCAACTCAAATTGAAACACCAACTGGTGGAACATTACCTTTTGTGCCTGGTGCTAGAAGTTTTGAATATGCCGATTCAGGAACACAAGCAAAACCAGCAACACAACGACCAGGATTAGATGTAGTACCAGAGTTTACATCAGGTTCTAGAAGTCACGAGTATATGAACCCAGCACCAGCACCAGCACCAGCACCAGCATCAACAACAACTAATCCATAAAATCCCTCAAAATTAAAATATAAAGTTTTATTATAAATGAAAAAACCAAAAGATGAAGACGAAGATGAGACGCAGCCAGAAGATCCAGCGATTGCCGCATATAGAGCAAGTGGTGATGCTGATATGGGAGCAGCCGCAAAACTTTCATATCAGCATGAATTAAATATAATAAAAAACAATTCAACAGCAAATGAAGAAACAAATAAGCAAATACAGACAGCACTGGGCGATTCTCACTCGTTAGTTCCAGAGTTTAGCGACCGAGATGCTTTAACAATAAAACGGCCAAATGGTGATTATATTTTAGCAGTACGCGGCACAAGACCAACAAATATATCAGATTTAATCTCAGACGAACAAATATTAATAAATAGTAAAGTAAATAGAGTTGAAAAAGTTGATAAAATATATAATTCGTTAAGAGAGAAAAATCCAAATGCTAAAATTACATTAACAGGACATTCTCTCGGCGGGTATGTGGCGAACGCCCTTGCGGATAAGTATGAGTTTAAAGATAAAAAATTAGATATGGTTGGATTTGATGTGGCGGCTTCGCCTCTTGGAATCCCCGATATGTTAGTTCAAGGAGTAGCACATCATATTAAACAGCCATTGCTTGGTGGAAGTGATTATGGAAATCATAGAATATATTTAACAGACACGTTTGATGCTATTAGTACAATAAATAAATATACAAATTATGATGATGATGTAAAAATATTGCCTCAACGAATTTCTAGAAGTAATTGGTTTGGTTCTCACTCTATAGATAATTATGTAATTCAACCAGCACAAAAAGTAATGAAGGCAGTAGTTGTAATGACACAGCAAAAGAATAAAACATTTTATACATCACCACAAATGGATACAAAAAAACAAACTGCTGATTTTAAACAAGACCTTAGTGATGTTGATAAAGATTATTGTAGTTTAAATCCAAACTCACAAAAATGTAAAAGTATTTCTAAAAAAATATAGGATTATAACAATGACAGATTATACTCAAGATATAGATGATGTATTAGATGCGATTCGATTAAATTGTATTGTATTATCCAAGCGACACAAGACTCGTTATTTTGAATTAAAATATAGTTTAAACTACTACAAATTGCCAGTAATTGTTTTGAATGGTTGTAATTCTATTATATCTGTTGGATTACAACCATATACAAGCCAAGGAGTTATTTCATTAACAACATCATTGATTGCGTTGTTGTGCGGCATTATTGGCTCGATTGAATTATTTTTAGGAGTTCAAAAACGGCTAGAATCAGATTTGATAAGTAGTCGAGAGTATTACCTTCTCTCTGTAAATATTTTTAAAACTTTAACTTTAAATCGAGAGAACAGACCTGTGCCTGCTACTGGCTATTTAAATGAAGTATATAATACTTATGTTAAATTAGTTGAGAGCAGTGAAGCACTTGTAAAAAAAATAGATGATAAATTACATGTAATAGATATTAAATCAAAAATAACTCCTATTAGTGATGAGAGTGAAGATATAGTTGTATTAACACCAAGACCATCAGGCAGAGTTGATTTGGCTAATAATTCTCAAATAAATAATATTGACGATTAGTATAAATGAGAATTTATAATTATTTTTTTGACTTACCAAATGATTTAATATTTTATATATTTGAGTTAAATAATAGGTTTAGAAAAAGAAAAAGGATTAATTATAAAGAGTAAGATTGAACGTAGTTCACAAGGTACCCAAATATGTATTTTTATGTTTTTAATTCTCTAAAAGTTTTTAAAAGTAGTTAATCTTATATACTCTATACACATGTATATATAGGGTATAGAGTATAAAACACAACGTTAAAAGGTCTGTCTAAGTTTTAAAAAATTTGCGATTTCATTGTGGGGTACCTCGTGAACAACTAATAGAGAAAAGAATGGTTAGCAAAGTTGGAATGCTTTTTGGCTTCTTCATGCCCGAGATATATATATCTAGTGGATATATATATCTATAAATTTATGTTTTCTTTTTGTCTTCTTCTTGCCGACCTCATAAGACCATAAGAAAAATTGTAGAAAATATTTTTGTGACTGCTTATGATGTCATCCAAAAAATAATTTATT